CTCTGCAAAGTCGTTACTGGCCCACTTAACAAGCGCTTTGCCGGTGGTGGAGGTGGCCTCTACAGTGCAAAGCTCGTCGGTTTCAATGCATCTCAAGATGTCGCCTCGGGCTATCCCCCCCAACTCTTTTGAACAGGCATAACAAAGCATTGCTCGTTTACACGTTTCCCCGCAGTCCCCCTGCGTCATTGCACTCTCCTCTATCATCTTTACAACGTCTTTCACCGTAAGGCCTAACTCTTTCAACAACCCTGGCTGGACAAGAAGCTTGGTAGGTTTAGAGCTACGAGTTTCTATCATCTCTGCAAGCTGGGCGCGGATCGCCACAATTGCTTTCTCAAGGCTTTCCTCTGACAAAATGGCTGGCTTGTCTTCATTCATTGTTCTTCCCCAGTCGTAGGACATTACGGTTTCTCCTTCTTAGACTTTGCCAGCGTAGCAACAATGTTTGCCTCTAGTATGCCCTGCTCATACCCCATCAAGAACATCTCTACAAACATCCATTCGTAACACCGGGCGATAACAACATTCTTGCCGTAAGGCTCTTTTTGCGCAACGACATTGATGGTGTTATTGCCATCCCCGCGCTCAAGACGGAACCCATTTTGTTCGGCCCTGTCTTTGCACCATGCAATGCGTTGCTCAATGATCCAGGGGTTTGGGTTAATGCTCATTTTCTACCCCAACCTACGCCATAGCAAAACACTACGAACGTCCATATCAGGAAAAGCATTAAGTTGTATAGCTCACGATCAATCATGGCTCAACTCCAAATCTTTTTAGCGTCAGTAGCAGTGTGCGGGCCTGCAATTTCGTCTCTTTGTTTTGCGCGTCCAACAGCCGTTCTAAAGCGGTTCGCAAGCTGTCAACCTGCGCCAGCAGCACCAGCCGATCAACACGAGCAGCCCGCCAAGCCGCCCACTCCCCGCAGGTCCGGCTCTTGTGCAAGTACGCACTTGTGTCCCAATATTCATCGCACCATGCCTCAAACGCAGCGCGCTCGTTCATGGCTCAATTCCAAAGTTTTCCTTAATATCATTCACCAACTCAACTGCCCAGGTTGGCTCTGCATACTGCTCTGCTTCATTTTCAACCATCTTGATGCAATCCCGAACAATCAACTCGGCAAACTTCTGCACGTTGATGTAGTCGGCAGTGCATTCCTCCCTTCCGCGAGAGTCAACGGTAATGTCAAAGCAGTCGTCCATTAGTTTTCTAATTCGTTCGTTCATGGCTCAACTCCGAAATGTTTCTTAATCGCTCTGGAACAATCGTGTGTTCCTCTTGACCACTCTGAACTAATCCCATGATCCAACAATAAATCACATTGATTGGCACATTCCAGCACAATCAACTTGGCAAGTTTCTGCGAGTACAACTGCTCCCTGGTATACCCGGTCTCTTTGTAGTTGTACTCCTCATAACTCCACTCATTCGCTTTCTCAATGAGTTCATTGACCATTCTGTTGTTCATGGCTTAACTCCAGATGGAAAGAACCTATACTTGATCATTTCAGCACAACTGTTAGCCACTGATTTAAACCGACGTGCTTTTTCCCCGTCATACGTTGCCTCAATGACCGTCCCAATGCCCTGACATTGTTCTATGCAGTCCTGCAATATCAACATAGCGAACTTCTCAAGGAAGGAGTTGAACTCTTCAGTTGTGTTCCACCTCTCTTGACCTAAGCCTGCTTGTTTAGCAAGCTCTTCGATTTGTTTGTTCATGGCCCAATCATCCTTGTTTCCCTGTCCTTTGCCTCAAACAGTTTCTTTACCGCCAATTCCAATGCGTTATAAGCTTCGTCCAGCAACGGCTCATTAAAAGTGGCACAAGTAAAGCTTCGACTACCATGTAGTAAAGTTCTTGCATCATCTTGGTTGCGTTTACGGGCACATTCCACCGCCCCTTGTGCAGCAATAGCAGCGCCCGTGGCAATCTCAATCTCTGTCATTGCTCAACTCCAAAGTGTTCTTTAATCCGGGTTACCACCTGATCGGCTTTGTCCCAGTCAAGAATAGACTGCACCTCATCCCTAGCCTCTTTACAGCACTCCAACACAATATCTTTAGCAGCCCGCTCAACAGTCTCTCTCCAGCCGAAGATCATGTCATCGTAGTGCAGGAGTTCTTTGCACAGCTTCTGGATGTTCTCGTTCATGTTCCCATCCGCTGCTTGATGTCTGCTGAGTCCAGCGCATTGCGCACCTCGTCGTGCGGTTCATACTTCACACCAAACAAAGTTTCCAACCCAGGCAGAAGCTCTTTAAGCATTGCATTGCGAGTCATGGGAAGCATACTAAGCAGAGCAGGAAGATCAAACCCATGATCACCTATCCCAATCAATACGGGCGTGCAGCTACCGGGGTTCCATATGCTTCGATCTTTATCGCCTACGCAGTACTCAATATCTTTCCAAAACCAGGGATTTGCAAACTCGTCAAGCTCTCTGCATAAGCGTTCTACAGGTCCGTAGGGTTCAGTAAGTATCACCCGCCTTCGCCCTATGCAGTACACCTCCGTGTGGTCAAAACCTTTCGGTAAATGGTCTAAGCTTTTTACACCAAACACAGTGTGAAGCTGTGCTTTAGACAGCTTCAACCCAGTACGCTTACACCATTGCCTTGATCTCTCAGCGGCGGCGGGGTTCCCTACAAGATAGATACTCATTTGTTTTCCTCTTGGTTCCTGCCAATCTTTATCCCCGTAATCAGCCCAATGAACCCGCCGATAATAGTTTGGAAAGCCGGCCCGACAATCTGAAACAACTCTTTGTTGTCAACAATATCGTCAAAGAAACCAAACACAAAAACAGTAACCATCGCCATGACTGTAGCTGCCAGAGTACAGCAGGCAATCATGGTTATCCAATTGGACAAAGTTTTATCATTCACTGTGCCACCTCCATCAGTTGACGAACAATGCGTACACGCACGATTTCCATCGTCCCGCGCATCGTTGGTTTCATTGCCTCTATATACTCTTTAGCCGAGATTAAGCTCAAATACGTTTGCACAACGTATGTGGTGTAATTCTCTCGATTGGTTGGAATAAACCAAATTTCAAAAACCTCTGTTTCACCAAGGTTAAATTCTTTCACCGGCTCACCTCAACTTGTGCTTCTGGATTGTTTCTACAGGCCTGTAAATAGTCCATGCAGAAGGGCAGGAAATGAACCCACATGCCCCAGCCATTCGGAGAATTGAACTTCTCAAACCGGTCTTTCTCCGTAGCTAACAAAGCCACACCCTTGGTCAGTGGCTCAATCATCTGCTTGGCATGGGTGATACCAATCTCTTCTGGTCTCCACAGGCACATGTAAATGTCAGCCTCCTGGGCCATCCTGCCCACGTTGTGCGTGATGTTCCGGCTGTAAAGCTCAACACCATCATCCTTAAGCATTACGTCTAAGCTCATGTTCCCATCCTTTGTTTAAGATCTGCGCTCTCCAACGCATTGCGCACTTCTTCATGCAATTCTTTAAACGGTACAGGTTCAGGACTGCATTGGTGCCACTTGGCATCGTCCTTCATCCTCCAAGCCCCCTTGCACACTGAACACCGGAAGGTGTGCGGTGCGTGAATCCTGATGCGGTAGTCCATTTAAACAGCCTCAAGGGCAGACTTAGGAACCCAGAAACAAGGGGCGTTCCTCCCGCCTCTATCCCCGTACCACTTCTCCTTCTTAGCATCTATCCCATAGATCCAGCCATGAACTAGGAACTCCGGTCCTGTCCCCGTTACAAGCAAGTACTTGTGGCTGTCTATGTCGTCTTTCCTAACGATCAAGTCGTAGGTTGACTTCCCCATCGTCCTAACTTGCCAGTCTGGTGGCATGTCGGGATCAGCTTTTTCTGCCCCTATAGAGGAAGGCCAATACACCCCCAAGGCTTTGGCTGCTGCCATCTCTCCCTGCGCACCTACTATGTTGTAGTACCAAGCCTCAGCAATGCTAGCACTAGCTGCCCCGTTCCGCTCTAGAAACCCTGCTGACATAGAGGACAACCGGCGACGGACACCAACCATAGCGGCAACGTACATCTCGTTGGCTGTTAGGACGATAGGGGTCACGAGGCAACCCCCTTGGTTTTCTCAAAAGTTCTGAGGCCACCGAGCCCTAACAGACCCAACATCAACTGCCATAGGTTGTCATCTATTCCAGGCAGTGGAGGCCATTGATGCCCAGTAATTACGCCAAACCACATCAACATAGGACGCAGGATGTACTGGAACAACAAGGCCAGACCGCAGACCCAACCTATAGCGGGCCTCCACCCTGATGTAAACGCACTGGGGCTAGCAGCCTCTGCCTTGTTTACATCCATCTGACCCTGGACAAGAGCCACCGCAGCCGCTAACTGAGCAGCTTCTGCCGCAGACTTATCAGGCCAGATCTTGTTTATGACGGTGGTTGCTAGATCCACCCCGGCAGTTAATGGGTCTAGTGCCATTCGCCACTCTCCATTTGATCCGCAAGCCTATGGGCACGGGTAGAGGTCTGCTGCTCCCACTTGCTGTCTAGCATATGTTCTGCGGCTGCTTTGTAATCCCCGGTCCTTACCGCACCTAGCATCCCAGGGAAGCCCAACAAGCCCCGCAACCCCATCTGGAAGGCCATGTTGATAAGCACTGCCAGCCTAGGCTCAGTTAAGTCTTTTGCCCACGGTAGAGCCTCCAAGACTTGCGCAGTTTTCTCAGCAATATCATTGGTAAGGAGATAGTCAATTTCACTAGGACTAAGACCACCACCACGCCTATCGTCAATGAGCCGACCAACGCCGATAGTAAGGAAACCAAGAGTGTCTTCATACGCATAGCGCACAACTCCCTCATCACGTTTAAGTTGTTCTTTAAGGTTCATTTAAAGCTCCATATCAGAAGTAAAACAAACGCAGCAACTACTGCCCCGACACAACCGACTTGAAAGAATCGGTTAAACGGGTCACGGTAATGAACAAGAGCGCACCCATAATCAGGACCGTAAGGAAACGCCTCATCAAGCGTTCTCGGGAATGTCTTGACTGTCTCGTTGAACTTCAATTTCTTCTCCTGCGTAAAGGGGAAACATATTGCCGCCTTGCTCTGCCCACTGGCGGGCTGCAAGTTCACGTTGAGTAAGCAGAATGCAAACTCCATCCACAGAAACCATCCAAGCCACTGGTTTCAGCATAGCCATGCTATTACTCCAAACAAAGTTACTAAGGCCACCGACCACAGGAGACTGCTCCTAAACATTGCCCTGTAATGCTCATAGTCTTCTTCTTCTTCCGTCATGTCCTACTCCTTTCAGGCCAGCTATCGGGCCGTGGAAACCACTTTATTACCTTGGGATTGCTATCTATCCTGTTCCCATAGACCTCCACCTCCCGCATCTTGTCGGTGTCTATACAGGCCCAAGACCACTGTCTTCCATCCCACCAACGCAACGTATGTTCGCCTGTCGGCCACCATCCCACACTAGGTGGTTTCCCTATGTTTGCCATTTATTTTTTCTTGTGGAAAGCGTTCCAGTTGTCAAGCCAATTGCGGCGCAGGTTTTCAGGGCACGGATTTACATATGACTTGTACGGGCAATGCTCTATGGGGGTCGCCGGCTGGTCAAAGAACTTACGCTCTTTTAAGGTGTCCTTGGTGTGGAATCTTGCAAAAGGGCTCATCGTTTGATCTTCTTTGTAGACTTGGCCGGGGCTTTCGACACCTCCGAGTAGGTTCCAGGCTGGGTGCCGATCTTGTGATCAACGCCCCAGGCTCGTACAGCAGCATCATTTAAACGCTGCGCTTCACGTTGTTGCTCAGGTTTGGGTAGGCTCTTCATGTTCCACTAAGATAAGTTTTTCAAGGTCATCACACACTAGCTCACCAAATGTTTTCCCGGACGGGAACCTCATCTGCGAAGCTTTGTTCTCTATGGCAGATCGCATTGCTGCTTTTACTCCAGCGTTGAAGGCTGCTGTGTAAACATCACCAGAAGCTATGCGAGCATGTATGGCCTCGCGGACAAGCTGGCTCATGGGGGTTCGCTTCCTCTTTGAGAAAGCTTTCATGTCCTTGTAGACACCAGGGTCTAAATAAGCCATGAACGGTTTAAACTTAAGAGAAGGGGTCATTGGCATCCTCGTAGTCTTTTATAAGCAAATCGAACGTTTTCTGTGCATCTTTGTTGCCGTGCAGTTCTGTTCGGGACTGGATGCCCAAGGAAGCACACAGCGTTTCTGCCGTGCCGTTCTCGGTGGTGCATCCCATGAACCTCTGGAACAACTCCGTCTTGCAAAGCATTGCTGCCTTCTGGGTGCGGTTGTCGTAAAGGACTGGCGACTCATCGTCGTTGATCCTCACAAGGGCACAACCGTACCTAGAGCCAACGAAGTCCCTAAGTAGCTCATCAGGGATCTCGTCGGGATGCAAGGACAACGTCAGCACATAACCAGTTCGGTCCTGTTTCAACGCTACCTTGCGGGCCTCAAACTGAAGGGCCACGATGCGGTGCCTGTGAGTCACGCAGACCGGTTTGCCACTCAAAGTAGCTAACGATCACCTTATAGCCCTTGACCTCTTCTACAGCCTTTTTAAGGCTCTCTCTAAGGACATCAATGGTGGAAACAGAGTCGTCCATGAGCTTTTTCAGGTCAGCGATCTGCGACCTAAGCCTTTGTTCTTCGGTGGTCTGCTCGTTAATGACACTGCGCAGAGCTTGCATACCGGGCAACACCTCCACGGGAGCAACCTTCTTCTTGTACCTCCGGCGGCGAGGGGAAGGGTCACGGATTGCCTTCCTAGCCAGATAAACATTGCCGCTACGAGCCGTGGGGAACTGCACCATCGCCTCTGAGACGGTGCCCAACGGGTTAGCTGCAAACCAATTACGCATTTCCAGTGCTAAATTTACTTTCATGGGGTTCTCCTTAGAAGGGAAAGTCTTCTTCTTTAAGCTCTGTCTTTTTGGGAGCCATGGTCCCATCAGGCACGAAACGGTTAACCGACACCGACAGGTACGTTGCCCCTGCCTTGGTCTTCTTCTTCCAACCGTTCAGTTTAAATACCACAAAGCCATCTTCAACCTTGGCTGCGGTCATGTCCTCGATGTTGATGGCAAGCTCTCCAAAGTAGTCCGGGCTCTTCTCATGGAGCTTGGTCTTCGATGCCATCAAACGACCTGAATCAGGACGCTGTTCAAACGGGGTGTTGTAATCGCTCATACCACTTCTCCTTTGGGCAGTTCAGCCCGTGCAGTTTTAAACACATGAACAACCTTCTCGTACAGGGCTGCGTTGTTCGCTTGCAGCCTCTCGATTTGCTCTTGGTTGGATTTCCAATAGCTCATCAAGTCATGGGTTGTCTTACAGATCCCAACAAAGTCAATCATGCTTTGACCAAACAAGGCGATGTTGGCATCGTCCTGATCGTCCCTAGCCTTGGCTTCTGCGGTCTTTACCGCCTTGACCTCCGGTTTTACCTCGTCCTGCTCGGGAAGATCTTCCCCGGCATAGATGTAGAGGCCAATGCCATGTAACGCCAGAGCCTTGGTAAGGCACCGCATCAGGCTTGTGTTCACTTGGAACGCATCCGGCTGAGCAATAGGCTTGTTCCGGTGATCCATGATGGGCAGGAAACAGGTCATAGGCTTGCCAAACATAGTTACGGTGACCCATACCATGCCTGTGCCGTTTACAACCATGTAGGGGCTCTCTCCCCCGTCAAACATCTTTACTTCAAAGTTTGCCGTATGGTCTGCCTTTAAAGCTTCTGTCCAGGCCCACGCCCATGACAGATAGGACAACCCATTCTTCTTCTCTGTGTGGTCTTTTACCGACAGCTTCAGTAGCTCATGTACCAATCTCATCTTGGTACTGCTTGCACCACTTGGAGACTCCACAGAAGTTTCCTGCGCAGCGCTTTGGTTCTCCGGTTCTTTCTTCGACATAGCCCTTCTCCTGTATAGCCCGTTCCTGGGCTTCGTTTAAATCTGTGTAAAGCTTGATGGC